TTTACAGCTTTACCCACTTCTTCATCTCCCCAGCCGTCCAGAGCAGAAGCGCCGAGAGCAGCTTCCGTAATGTCGGCAAACGGGTCGTTGACTTTAACGTTAAAAGCAAAATTGCTCATGTGTCTACTCCGTTACTTTTGTTGAACTTTGGAAGTTGTCAGGCGCGCTACCGCATCCGCTACAACTGAATTCTCCTTGGCGTTGTTGGACGCCTCGAAGTCCTCGTTTTCAGGAACTGCTGCTGCCGCTCCCACTTTGAACCGCTGGTTGAACTGGGTATTGGTACGGTTGTACTGTTCCAGAACTACTGCGGCACTTGCGTCACCCATTTTAGCGGGGACGCCACCAAGGCTTACCTGCATCTTGTTGATGGCTCGCACAGCGATTTCAACAAAAGCAGCTTCAGTGGACTTGGCATCATCGCGAGCCTGTTCGGCGACATTCAGCTTGGAGGTCAGATCGGCAACCTCGACTGTCAGATCAGTGATCTTCGCAAACATCTTGTCTACGAGTGCTCCCTGCTCTGTGTTCTGCTCACCGGCAACTACTGCAGGATCAGCGGCAACTTCTTCGCCCTCGACCTCTTCAGCAGAAACCTGCTCTCCTTCCGCAGTGGCTTCCACTTCCGTTTCTGCAGCAACCTCAGCTTCCACTTCTTCAACCATTTCGGGGTTGGAGAGAACTTCTGCCTCAGGAACTCCAGACTCGACAGCGGCAACGCCAGCTTCGGTCAGGACTTTCTTTTTTCCCTTCATATCTATTTCACCTACGATTGTGTCGGGTCTTGGTTGTAAAGGCGAAAGGGAGCCTACCTTTGTGACCTTCCTTGAAATGTCAGCGATAGCTGCATCAAAGGAGGTTACGTGGTCAGCTAACCCTATTGCCACAGCATCGTCTCCGACAAAGACACGACCCTCCGCAGCAGTTTCCTTCAGTGAATTGACGCTTGTACCTCGATTCTCAGCAACAGTCTCCAGAAACACATCGTAGATTGCGTTCATTTGCGACTCTATTTGGGAACGAGCTTTGTCGTCTAGTTTTTCATAGGGGGAACCCAAGGCTTTGAATTCTCCCGCACGAAGCACGGTAATTTCCACGCCGTTATCCTTGTACATTTTTTCGTAGCTTGCATGCACAGTGATAACTCCAATGGAGCCGACAGTGGCCAGCTTGGAGGCGTAGACTTCTCGACCTACAGAACCCAGCCAGTAACCGCCAGATGCCATGGAGGTGCCAGTGTAGGTGTAGATCGGTTTAACAGATTCGTCTACCTCAGACAGAAAGTCTGAGAGTTCGGATACGCCAGACGCCTGTCCGCCGGGGGTGTCCATGTTCAGGACAATGCCTTCGATCCCGTCTGCGTCGATAGCAGAGAAAACAGCGTTGCGAATTTCGTCGTAGGAGACCATCCCGATGTAGCGGTTGTACGCGCGGTTGCTGGTAGTCAGAGATCCGCTGATGGTAACAATGGCCAAGTTGTTCGCCCGAGAGACCATGTAGCCGAACTCTCCAAAGTCAGCCTGTTCCGCCTCGGCGTACTCGGTCATGGCTTTCGTGGAAAGCTCTTGCAGGTCCACGGTGGGGGTGTTGTGATTTTTCAGTTCGGCTTCGATGTTCGAACGAAGGCTAGCCTCGTCGCCCAGCCAGAATTGGTTGTCGCTTGATCTCATTGACTGTCTCCACCAGCTTTGCTGGGCGTGTCAGGCTGAAGTGCTCGACCCTGAGGGTCTGCGTTTGGTGATGCGTCCGTGGCGTCGATGGAACCTCCGCCCCGCATAAATCCAGTACCGGATAGAGGCGGAGCGCCGGGGGCGCGGGGGCCGGTACCTAGACTATGGGCTGCTTCTTCATCTGTGATGAACCCTTCGGACAGCAATTTGAAGATGCGCTCTTGTTGCATGGTCTTGAACGCTTCGAGTTCATCTTCGGGGCGGAGGTTGATCGGGTCGAACTCAAACTTAACATAGGCGTCTACACCGTACAGGCGAGTGGCCAGAGTAAGAATTCTAGAATAAACTTCTTCTACAGGTCGCTGGATACCGCGAGCGACCTTCAGGAACACGAGGCTCTCTGTGTTGGAAAGGCTCTGCGACCCTGAGAGACGAAGGCCCAGTATGGAGGGGCTGGTCTTCAGGGATGTCGCATGTTGACCTGACAGAGCATTTAACAGGGGGACGTAATCGGCCTTCTCGCCTTCGCCCTTCATCAACTCCATGACCGCAGAGTCGTAGTGAACCAGCGCGTCCTCTGGGTTCAGGTCCGTCAACTCGTCGCTGACAGCCTGCTGAACAGTCTCCATCCACTGGGCCAGCTTCTTGGGATCAGTTTTGATGTCGTCCGGAGCCGCCGCAACAATCTGCTCAGACACCAGACTAACGTCTAACCTGCCGTGGCCCTGCCGACGAACTGTCCGGCGCATGTCCTCAATGAATTCGTTGAAGTGGTAGCTGCTGTTCAGAGCTGCTGCCATCATGGTGGAGGCGTAGGCTTTGTTGGAGTGCTTGTGCAGTTCTGAAACGAAAAAATTAGGCAGGTCCAGCTTGATGGGGTCGCCGGTAGCCGACTGCTGCCGAGGATACTTTGTGCCGTCTCCTCGAGAAACCCACTCCAGCGTGTCGTAGGGGACAACGTTGATGCGATCCGGTAACCGGAACTTGTCCAGTACCAGCTCAGCGGAGAGCGCGCCGGTAGTGATTACTTCCTGCAGGGCTGTCTCGATAGTGGAAGTCAGGCTGCGCTTGTCGGCATATCCCTTGGAGTAATCGTAGAGGGTGTCGAACGAGGCCACGACCGACCTCGCCATCTGAGTACCTTCCTCGCTGTACTGGTGGGTGTCCGTCTCGTAGGCCGTAACCCGAAAAGAGGAATTGGCAATTTCCACAAAGGAAAATATCGCTGAGGACACAGTCCCATCGATAAGATCCAACGAACGTACCGCAGCAACATCGCTGTTCTGGGAACGGAAAGCTTGAATAGACTGGTTGGCTGCTCGAGTGTTATCTTTCGGGACAGCATTACCGCGAGTAAAGCCGCTCGCAGCAGTACCAGCTTGAGCCTTTTTTACCAGTTTTGTGGGCAGAGTTACCTGCTTACCTGTCGAATCCGGCACTTACACGATACCTGTGTTATCTGGCATTATTCTGCTACTCAGTGGTTGACGCTATACTATCAATCTTTCAGGCATAGCTGGTGATAATTATTCCAATCCCGGCTGCAAAATTTTGCCCTCACCTCTGGGCAATCTTCAGGCCCAAAGGATCTGGTATCTCCAACGATTCCTTGGACTCCGATCTCATAGCTCGTTTCTTCACCAAAGGCAGGGACGGAACCGCCCCTGTGGACGATCCCTCCAGCAACATATCCATGGCGATGTGGGCGTAATTCAGGGAGTGAGCGTAGTGGTCCTCCCCGGTGGCGACCCAAGAGGAGAGCTGCTCCCCCTGATCATTCCTGCTGTCCACCCGCTTCACATTGGACATGTGGGTTTTTGCCGTGGCCAGTTCTGGGGACTTGGTGAAAGTGGTCTTTCCAGAGTTCACCCTTTTGGCCATGGAGTCGAAACAGCCGGTGCGGTTGGCTGTGACTATCCCCTCGATCTCATTCAGCTTGTAGTTGGCCAAGGTGCCCTTCTGCTGCCGCACGTAGTAGCAGGCCCAGACTCTGCCCTCGGGTTCTTTCTCGACTAGATATTTTGAAACGGATATATCAGGCCCAGCATCGACCACGCCCTTTTGACAGCCGAAGACTTTGATGAGGAGTTGTACTCTCTTCCCAAGATAGTTATCGCCATCTTGTCGTATTCGCTCATAGTAGATACATCGGGTTTCTCCTTCGATGTTGGCCAAGACTGTAAACCAGCTTGTCTTTCCAACATCGAGGCCAAAAGCTGTGTTCTTTGCCAGTGAGAGATCCGTTTCATCATCGTCTGGTTTGCGTTCCGCATTCTTCGTAGCATACTTATCGATTACATCCTGTAGAAAAGAAGTTTCGGCATCCGCAAACGGATACCCCACTTTGAAGTTAACCCAGTCCTTCTTGCGGTCGTACTCTGATATCTGGCGCAGAGTTCTGGCAATAGGGTTAACCTCGGGTACGTCTATCGGAATAATTTGGTAGCCGTGCTTCAGCCTGTCTGGGTACTCGTGGACCCACTGGCGGGTCTCTGGGTTGAGGATTGACTCCCAGTTTATCGGACCCTTGCAGGAGGGGCAGCGTATAAATGCGTTGTCGATTTCTACGAAGGGGTTGCTGAGGTCTTCCTTCTCAAAGGTAAAGAGGTTCCCGTCGTAGCCGGGGATCTCGACATCCTCCATGAAGTTTGGAGCTACCCACTCGTGGCAGCAGTCGCACTTGACGGTGTAGTGTGCCTTGGAGGAATCTTCGAACATTCCGTTGATGCCGAACTTGTCCACGGTGGGGGTGGAGAAAGACCGCTTGTAGTATTCCCCCGGCTTGTTGTGTCCGAGACGAGAGTTAAAGGTCGTCAGGGTGGTTTGGTTACAGAAGTCCACCTCGTCTTGGAACAGCCCACTGGCTGGTACGGAGATCGCTGAGTTCTGGCCGTAGGAGCCGGCGATGTACAGGAAGTTGTTCCCGAGTTGTTTCAGTTCTGAGGAGTCCACATCCTTGTTGATCAGGTCTCGCAGGAGAGGACTCTGCTGGATGACTGGGTCGATGCGCGCCTTGGAGAATTTTCTGGCGAACCCGCTGGTTGGCAGGACGTAGATGATGGTCATGCTTTTGGCGAGGCCCAGCATGGCTACCATGAGTCTTACCCACAGCTCGGATGCTCCTACCTGAGAGCACTTTTGTGCGACCACTTCGTCGGACATATCCTTGAGGATATCTATCTGGTACTCGTGGCCCTTGAAGTTCCACTTGCGATCCACGTCCATTGGGTTGCGGGTATTTTTCTCCAGCCATCTCGGTATTTGACTAAGGTCGAATACATTTGTGGCTTGAGATCTGATCCGGTCTAGGTAGTTTCTGTGCTCCCTATGAAGAGACATCTATTTCTGTCTCCCCATCTGAGAAGCTGATATTTTCGTCTTCTTCATAGGTTTCTACTTTGTAGGAGTGTTCTTGCGAGTGAACTGTTATCAGTTCTTTTTCTTCGAATTTTATTGTTGCGTCAGTGTCGCCTTCGGTATGGCGAGTTTCTACATTTACAAATACGGTCTCTCCGGTGCCGCCGCTTCCGCCGCCCAGATTATTCAGGTGGTCCCAAAAGGTATTTGACGGATGCACCGGCAGGGTGCTGTTGTTGGTTACGAGCTGCCATACGTTCATGGAACTGGGAACTGCGTTGTGCCTAGAATTACATCTCTTGTTGCCTCAGCCACTGTGAGGGGGTTGGTCAACTCGTTTATGATCATGCACCCATTATGGTCGCCAGTATGGATATGCTCATTTACCTCGTCCGTTATCTTTCCCACCCCCTGTACCACCACCGATCCCCCCGTTACTGTGTTCTGGAGGATTATATGGCCGCTGTTCAGGCCGACCCTTGTTTCGCTTGCGCCAGTTTTGTTCTTTAGGGAGACCCTTCCGTTGAAGTTTTGCAATTCCAGATTCTGAGCCGATCCCCCCAGATCGATGACTGGGGTGCCCGTTCCCGACCAGCAATCTAGGAAATGAGCCGTGGCTCCTCCCCCTAGAAGTATTGTTCCCGCAGATAGTACGCATTGTTCAATAAACCCGTTGACGTAGTTCAAGTTTGTCACGTTGCAGCCGCGCAGTTTAGCGTTGCCGTCAAGCGTACCGGTTACTGTTGCATCGTAGAATTCTGCGTTAATGATATTGGCGGCAGGG